GCGTGTTTTTTTTTTTTTTACTGCTACCTCTCCGAGGTTAGCGAATTCTGGTTGATACCAGTCGAAACGGGTACGGTAAGAGAGCTCTCTTTGGAGTCCTTGTTGATAGGTAATATTGGCTCTTGCTGATACTAAGATCATAAAGACGCCGTGTTCTACGAACGAGTGAGAGACGTTAAGAGAGTTCATGGCTTGAGAGAATTGGGTGAGATGAGCTTGTGGTGTAGTTGCCGTTTCTGAAGTTTGGGGGACGATATGTCCGTCGAAAGTAAAGGTAGCGCCGCCGAGATATTCCGGACGTTGCATGCGGAAGTCGGGAACTGTTACGCCCCAACGATGTTGGATGGCTTCAACGTCCCGGGTTCCTCCGCGTGCGTCGGCTTCGAGTAGTTGTTGGACGGTGATCATGGTCCGTAGCTGATTAATGGTGGTTAGTGACGAGGCTGCTCCAAGGTCGGCTCTAAGATTGGGCGCGTCCCAGTCGAGTTGTCCGTCAGTCGGGACAAGAGTTCCTGTAAGGAACATGTTATTAGAAGCAGCGAGAGCTCCAAGAGCTCCGCCTGTAGTTGCGCCTCTTTTGAACGTAGGGTAGGTCGGTGTAGTTGGAATAACAGGCGCATATCCCGAGAGTGCGAGAGATACCGCTGTACCTTTTTGCTGAGCAGTAAGACATGAGGTGAATTTGTCATGGCGTCTTCCTCTTTTGAGTAGAACGTAGTCCGAAGCTAAATCGGGTCCGTCGTCAAGATCGACGACGACAGGATTTTGTAAATTTTCATCGCGGTAATTCTCGTTCCAGATGAAATTGTAGGCTCGGCCTAAGTAGTTGTTGATATGTTGCGTGTTCGTAGTGAGATCGATTTTTGTGGGGTATCCGAAATAATCGTAAAGTTGTGACTGTGCGAAGCCTCCGGCTCCGAGAGTCACGACATCGATTTTCGGTGATGTTAGTGATGAGTTATCTTGTGAAGGGCCTGCTGGTTGTGCGTTGAATTGATAGCGTGCCCAGTTTGTTTGAAGGAGTCTTAGTGGTACGAACCAAGCATGGTAGTCAACATAAAGATCGTCGTAAAGAACTTGGACTTGTGTTTGAAGACGCATCATTGCTTGGTGAGTGATTGCTAGCGTGTCTCCTGGGTAGATGAACTTATGATACAGAGGGTGCAAATGATCGAAGATCATTGTGGTTACGTGTTTTTCCGCAATGGAGAAAGCGTTTCGTGAGTGAGATATTGTAGGTACTGCTGCGAAGTGGCTCTGAGAGCTCGTGTCTGTTTTAAGATGCATTTTTTCTCCCTAGAAGGTGTTGTTGTTGTTTTTGTTTTTTAAGTCGTAAAGGTAGTATAGTAGCGTCCCAGTCTTCGCTGAGTTTTTCAACTATTTTTTCTTTGTTTAGATAATATTCTATGAAGAGATCTGCGATCTTTTGCTGGGCTTGATTTTCCTTAAATGGAGTGTAAAGTTTTTTTCTTTCGGGAGTATCTATAAAGTTATCCGGCGCGTAAAAGTGCGAGTAATGCTTGTGAGCAAGTTTTTCGAAGTAACGCGGTATTGGTATTTTTTGGTTACCGAAGGGTATGTAGCCGAGAGAGAGAATTTGTTCGTAATGTTTGAGAAAGTAATCCCTTCCGATGCCGGAGTGCTTGGAGTGGGATTTTTTTTCGTTGGTGACGTTGCCATGTTTGAAGTCCTTTTGTGTGTATTGAGCTTGGTACATTGCTGATGCTTCGGAGACGTCTCCGATAGTGTTATGGCCGTAGGGCCAGAATTTTTTTAGTTGTTCTGAAGTATAAAGTTTATTGCCGTTTTTCTCGAAGAGAAAACTTTTGTCTGAGAAGTTATGGTTGAAGATAACTAGGTGCCAGTGTTTTTTTCCTTTTTTGCCATACTCGTGGACATTAAAGATTTGGATTTTTTTATCATGATGGTAATCACAATAGCGCCGTAAATTGCGCTTAAAAGTTTGAATATGGGAGTAAACGAGAGTGTTTTTATAAGTTTCATGTGTTTCGTCATAGGTTAGAGTTAAGAAACAATTTTCTTTGTAGAGTGAGGCATGGAGAACGCAGCGTACCGCTAGTTCTTTTGATTTGCGTTTTCTGCAGAAGATGCATTTTCCGCAATTGAATACTTGGTTGTGGATAGTTTTGAAGATAGGGCTCGCAAGCGAGAAGTGACGGTATATTTTTTTTTGTCCGTCGTTGTAACATAAGATTGGGTCGGCGCATTTCATGCTGATTCTACCTAAAGTTGAGGGGGATTTCTCCCCCTTTTTTTATTTTCTGATGCCGCCGCGCATTACGAATTTTACAGCATTACCGCTGTGTGTTTTGCTTGTGCGTTTAAAGACTCTTTTGTCTTTTTTTGGGTTCAGTTTTGTTCGTTTCATTTTGCCTCCTTTTGAGAAATTGTGTCAGTGGGCATTGTATTAATCAAGTAGAGATCAATGCCCTATTGCGTTATTTGGCCGTTAACGGCGTCCGTAAAGCGGTCAGGTGAGTTAGTACCTACTCGACCTATACCTCCTTGAGGTGACACGGTGCTACGGGTCGCTGCTTGCTTTATTTCGTGAAGATTAGCGACGTGCTCGGGTTGCCAGGTGGCGATTTGACCGGAGCGTTTGGTAAAGTTTCCTACGGAAAAGAGTTGAAAGTCTTCGGCGTTGGTTACGAGTTGGTTTTTTTGTTGCTCGGGATCTCGCATTAATGCGTCAAGTTGACGCAGGATATCGTGGCGATTGATAGCGAGCATTGGCTCTTGGTAGATTCCTACTTTGGTGTCGAAGAGTGTGAAGTATTCGAAGTCTGCGGGGAGTACTTCTTTATTTTTTTGAGAACATAATTTTTTCCTTTTGTTTCTGTAGCGACGAGTCGCTAGTTTTTGTATTTTTTTGCGTCTAGTACAGACGCGACATTTATATTTCATACCCCTTTTTCCCCTACTAAGGGGAGATTGTAAAGGGTTTTTGTGATATTACGGTAATATTACCGTTTTTTAAGGGAAACTGGTTTCCCTAACACCCTTCGAGAGTAGAGTGTAGTGTGACGAATCTCGTTGTTACTTAAGATTCGGTCCTGTGTAGCGCCAAAGGGCGCGATGCTAACGCGCCTTCGGCTTGTTGATTCCAGTTAAGAAAACTTAACTGGAATTATTTTTTGGTATCCTTTTTGTAGTTTGGGTTTGGTGTTGGTGGTGGGGTAGGTGTGAGTGGTATTTCGTCATTGGGATTGTCGTTTTGTGGTGTTGTTGGGATAGGGTCTGTGTGTTGTTGAATTTGTTTTTTGGTGAGGATACCTAGTTTAATCATTTTTTCCTGATTATCAGGATTGTCTATGAATTTAAGAAATTCGACATGATTTTTGAATTGGTTTTTTATTTCTTCGGGCAAGGCCTCGAAGGATTGTTTTAGTTTATAGGTGATATTTTTTGCGTCTTGGAGAGACGGTTCTGCCGCGAAATCGTGGGACAAGATTTCTTGTTTGTGGGCTGCTCGTGCAGCGAGATAGGCAGCCAGTTCGTCTGGCTGGTATTTTTCCATGAGGATGTTTATGTCTGAGAGATGTGCTGTGTGTTGTTCCGTCATGGTAGGACAGTAAGAGTAGTCCTGTTGTAAACGAAGAGAGCCGTCTTTACGACGGGTTCTAATATATTTTACTTCGTTTAATTGTGCTTCTTCGACGAGTCCGGTTTCTTTGTTCATTATGGCCTCCTTAAGGCATCATGTTGACGGTTGGTGGTGGTACGCCTTGTACTTCCGAAGAGGACATGGGGTTGAGATTTACTCCCTGTCCAGTCGGCCCGCCGAATTTCGGCGAGCGTACGTTTTGCTTCATGTATTTTAGGGCTTCTTGAAGTTTTTCAGCTAGTGTCCCTTCAAGATTTGCTCGAATGAGCCCTTTCTGCTTTAAAATTTTTTCCATTTTATTAAGATCAGTTTGGCTCATGTCTTTAGCTATGGCCGCAGCTGCTGTAGTTTTATCAATACCGATTTTTTGATCGGTTTGTTCGAGCTGCTTCATGGAGATGCCGTAGCCCATCATGTCGGGAAGGTTTATTTGAGGAGCCATTCCGTTAGTGGCTGCTGAGCCAGTGCCGGATGCTCCTGTAGGTGTTGATGAGCCTTGTCCTCCTGTTGCTGAGAGGACGGGGTTTAGACCTGCTGCTTGGAGGTCTTTTACTTCGCGTTGATGGGCTGTAGATGACATACGTTCCTGGAAGTTCATTTGGTTTGCAGTTTGTTGTTGTTCGAACGAGGCGAATTTATCCGCTTGCGCGCGATTGTCTGCGTTCGCTTGAGCTCCAGAGACGGTGTTCATTACGGCTCCGCCAACGGCTGCGATTGCCGGTATGGCGGCGGCGAGTGGAAATACGAATCTTAGTGGTATTCTTTCGTTTAGAGTTTTTCCGATTTCCATTTAGAGCCTCTTTAGTCCAGGAATTGAGAACATTGGTAGAGTACGTGCGATCCTACCGGTAGTTAGGCAGTTGACTTGAATAGGTTGGGACACGCTTGTTGCCACGACGATATTTCTGTCGATGGCGGTGGAGTTTTGAATCCAAGCGGTTCCGAGTGTTGGGAGTGTTGCGTAGTCGTCAGCTAAGTGACGGCTGTCTAAAGTATTTGACGCATTAGAACGCATTTCTGACGAGACGCGGTTTTCAGAGTATCTGAGCTCGTAGGCATATTCTTGGAAGCCGAATGTATTTTCATCGGCTGAGGTGCCTTGGAGCATGATCTCTTTATTTTTTACTGCTACCCTCCGAGGTTAGCGAATTCTGGTTGATACCAG